GATTGATGATTTCAACACTTCGAGCTACCTTATTTACTATATTTTTTTCTGCCCCAACAAAGTTGAGTGCCTCTAGCCCTGATTCTACTATGCGCGGTAAATTGGTCGGGTCTGGTACAGGTAGTCTAGGTGTTGTGAATGTCGAGTAGATGGCTTTTGCTGTTGCATTACCTAGTGACTTGTTAGATGAGAGTAATGCAAGCCCAGCAACAAATGCAGTTGCTGCGAGTGCAATCTTAATTGGTGTACCTAAGCCGCCTTGAGGTGGTCGATTTGGAGGTTGTTTTTTGGGGTCAAAATCTTCTTCATCAACGTCTTCCGATAACGACCAAAAACATTGGCACATCGGATGTAGGGGCATAATAGGTCTAGCTGAATTGCGCCAGACAGTAGGGTTTCCAGCTTTATAGTTAATAACATCTCCGCTACTTCTTTGGTTTTCAATTATTTCAAATAAGTAGTATTCAAGACCATCTTGAAGTTCACAGTCTTCACATGGAACAGGGTCAGTTCTTTTGCTGCCGTTAGCTAGTCGCTTGTAACGACTAATTAATGCATACTCTCTGTCAACGTTCCATCTGAATCGCTTGTATCTATCTGCCTTACCTCCAAACGCCGCCACCTTACCGAAATTGTAAGCGATGTTCAATTCAGTCTTTACAATCACATCAGGTGACTGCTGCTTAAATGCGCCTTGTAGTCCAGCTTCATCCTTGTTGATGATATTCCTGATGCGTACTTTGAGAAGGTTGAGGTCGTATTCGTACTTATTACGTTGAGACTTGATATTAGTAATGTATTCTCGATTGTCTGCTAAAAATAATGCAATAGCCTTACGAATTTGTTTGTTACTTTCGGTTGAGTAGGATGCTTGCAATACTCGACGACGCTTGCCAAGGTAATTACTCGATATGAAATTTTGTTTTTCATCACTGCTACCATACAAAAAGTTCATCATGGCAGCTTTACCTGCGTTGGTGCTGTCACTAATTTTATTGAGCATATAGACGTTGCGCGACACTTCATCAGCTATTTTGACTCGCTCTTGTATCTTGGCGACATCGTTGATATTGGTTTGCTCAGCACGTTGTTTCAGCAAATTCTCGACTGCCCTTTTAGTTAATTTATATCTAGCCTTATTTTTATTTTCTTCTTGGTAACTCGCAAACTCTGCTGATAGTTCTTTGGTGTCTTCTGTAATAACTGCACTATCAAAGTACTTGCGGATATCATCGTCTCCGTACTCGTACAAGTAGTCGTACATTTGGTGTCTAAGCGCCAACTTAATCATTGACTCAAAATTGGTAGTTAATACCTTGTTGAACTCGACTTGCACTTTGGCAAAGTATTTGGCAGTGATGTCACTTACATTCTTTTCTGCAAACTTGTCAAAAATAGTATCTGGTACTTCATAGATACTGGCATTCGATTTGGCAATCCACTTAGCCAATTCATCCACAAAAGTATTCTTGGCGAAGTCACTGTTAATAGCTCTGCGAACTCCTAAAATAGATTCAGCCAACGCTTTAAAATATTCTTGAGTCTTGAACTCTTTGAAGCTATTAGACTGTTTTCGCATCGTGGTAGACTTGGAATTGATATGTATACCACTTCATTATGACACAACTTACACCCGAACCTTACGTCGATACCGTAAGAAAGCAGAAAGAGAAAGACCTTATCAATGTGACTAAAAAGACGCGCAAGCACATTCCAGCTTACGTTTTTCAAGCTCATGCTAATTTAATAGAACGTTTCCCAGATACAGGAAGTTTCCTGACCCCAGCATTCGTCTACCAAACCCTCCGTGAGATTACCAAAGCTATTGAGGCTCAACTGTGTGCTGATGAAACTGCTCCTATCGATATTTTTGGTTTGGGTAAATTTGTACTGCTTCGCAAGAAAGCTTATAGAAGCGAAGACAAAACAAGAGAGCAACTGTACCTCAAGTTCAGGCACTCTCAAGTGTTCCTATATAAACTCAGACGGTATCATGGTACAGCTACCGCAGCCGAACTCAAGACACTGGAAAAGTCGGACAACTACATGAAAGAACTTCAAGCCAAACGTGAGAAGTTTTTGCGCGAACGGGAAATGAAACGGAAGGGTGAACTGGATGAACTTGACCCAAGCAATTATCTGAGCCAATTTTCAGGTATTCTTGAGTTAAACTAGATTACGTCTTAAGGTAGATACGGTTATCGTTTTAGAGTATGTTATAGTTAGTTTAATGTTAAATACAAATAAACAACTTTATGTCTTACAAAGAAATCGTATCTCCTGTTATTGCTGAAAATGGTGTTGAGTTTTATATTTCTAATGATGGCACTCGTTCTGGAATCAGCCAAGTTGGTCTTGCTCGTTTATGTGGTGTTGACGAAAGAAGTATTCGCAGAGTACTTGGGGGCGCTCGGCTCAAAAGTAACTCAAAAGTTCTAGAATCCTTTGAGGGCAATGTTTTCCACTCGGACATGACCTCTGAACAGCAAGCTAAGATTGTCACTACTGAAGCAGCCACAGAAGTTATTTTTCATTACGCTTTCAAGTCCACTGTTGCAAATGAAACAGCACAATTTAGCGCAATGAAATTTGCAAAACAAGGTATGCACAATTGGATTAAAGAGATTTCTAAATTCTCTGCCAATTCCGACAACAACTCTTTGAATGAGACAATGAACACTTTAATTTCTAGTGTCAATGCCTTAACAAAAGAAGTTAGAGATTGGAAAACAGTTAAGCGCGTTGCAGATTCTAGAATGGATGGCATCAATATTCTTGTAGATGAGATTGTAAGGCGAGAAGCAGAAAAAGAAGACATCTTTACTCCTAAAGAACTTGCTGGTGATATCCCCAATTGGTCTTTGGCTGAGTGGCTTCTAGAGTTTCGTGGGACTACTCTTTCCAAAGGGAAGATGTCAGGACTTGGGCGCATGACTTGCGAGACTTATAAAAGCCTGAAACAAAAAGACCCCCTCAAAGATTATCGTATTGTTAATGGTAACAAATCCCTTGTCTCTGTTTACACAAAAGATGACTTTGCTATTCTTCAAGTTGCCTACTCTAAATTTGCTTTGGCTGATTTAGCCACTTAGACTGCATAAGCACTACTAGGCGGCGCAAAGCTTGCACCGTTATAAAGCGAAATTCTTCGATATACCACAAAAGAATCCAAATTGATGTTCAAGCCATTTGTAGTTATTGCAGTGGCTTGTCCTATTTGTGCAGGTGTATTCCAGTCACGGTACTCGTAGTCATCAGCAGCTTCGTATACTCGAACTCCACCAACATACAACCTTAGTATTTCATTTTGTCTTGTCAGAGCAATGTGGCTGAACACAGTCGAGGATAGGGGCAAAGCTACAGAAAAGAGAGCAAGCCCAAGTATCAGAGAGCGCCCTAAGTACAATCGGTCGGCAGAAAAGAATAGTGAAATTCCTTGTTGTGTGTAGATATTAACTACTTCGCCATTGGTAGCTTGGTCAGTAAGTAACCAACCCGCAATTGTAAAATCGCCCGACAGAAAAGAGAAGTCTGAGTCATTTGGTATTTGCACATAAGCTGGCACACTGTTCTTGGCGATAGGGAAGCTGGCGGCTCCGAACTTCTTGGTCACAGTGTCAAGTACCGAAATGTTGCTACTCAAGGTCTTGGCGCGATAACTCTGGTCAACGATGTTGCTATCGAAGTTCAGCAACGTAACTATTTTAGCTGGCTGGTAGTAGTCGCGAATGCTTCGCTCGATGGCAGAAAAAGAAGTTGGACTAATCTTGTAGTCCACAATACAAAACATGGCTACACTGCCTTTTACACTCCTGTCCTCGAACACCCTGTCCTTAGCAATGGAATTGATGGTAACTAGGTCAGTCGAGTTGAAAATGACTACGCTTAGCGATTCTTCAGGTAGCACATAATCACGCTCTCTTTCTGCACCGTTCGCCCAAACGTCCCCGTAGAAGTCATTTGCCAGTAATTCTCCATTGTTCCCAGAATTGAAAATGTTGTTGCTATCCTGACCAAATAAGAAAGCTGTACCAGTCTGCCCTGCTTTGCGGATGTAAGCCATGATGAAACAGTAACCACTACTACTGCTAGGAGTACCAAAGTCGAGGTGCGAAGAGCCATCTATCTCAAATCGAGCCGCAGGTAGTCCATCAAGTTGAGTTGGGGTAGTATAGTTTACTGCGTTCGCTCCTAAAAGCTCTTGACCATTTGTTCTGTATTCATCTAGTTGGAGTATGTTACCGCTTGATAAGGTGGTGACATCAGGAGTCACGATAAAGAATGAACTAAACGTATTAAGAAGCCCTTTGAGGTTGATATAAAGTTGGTTGGTAAGTAGAGTGATACTGACGTTGAAGCTAAAAGTAACTGATTCGGTAGTTGTGTAGGCGCGAATGGTGAAACTTATAAAGTCATCGGTAAGGCAGGTGAAAATAAGGTCGTCACCAGTTATTATTGCTGAATAATGATTGACCAATATTTCATAACTGACTGCGTTGCCAGCAATTTCAGTGACCTTTTTGTTGAGATTAACAATAACGTCAGAGCTATACCTGAACTCGGTTGAAGTGTTAAACAACAGTAAAGTAGAATCAAAAAATTTGTTGGCTAATAGGTGTGTAGCTTCTGCAAGTTCAGCTTCGCTCAATGCAACAGACCAACCAATGAAATACAGTAGTTCCCCTTTCAGTTGAGAAGAGAATCCACTAAAGCCTATTGAAGAAGCTGCATTAGTAGCCGCGATGATTGCGCCGTAGTCTATGGGTTGGCGATAATTAAAAGTATTGACCCCAACTTTGTTGACTTTTGTGTTCAACTGCGTTATACCTGTAGTTCCAAACACATCATCACTGGTTCCTGTAGTCCAAAGAACACCATTGGCAAATATATCTGGAAAGCCGTTAGCCATGAAGCGTTCACCAGTTTGTTTCTGCTTATATACCCAAATGAAGGTTTTGCAATTGACTGAAGTGCCTGAGAGTGAACGAGGATTGAGAGAACTATTGGTGATGAAGGAAGAGGTCGTACCGTTGTAAGTTATTTGGTTGACCGAATCGGCTGTGCTGGTGACGTACAGAGGCTTATCAGGTAATCGGCGTGAGTCTTCCCATTTAATTATGTTGCCAAAATTATCGGTGTAAATTCCGTAAGGTATGTCATCTACATCTTTTAACGTGGAAAGTGATACCGCTATGTTCGATTGTTGTGGTAAGTCGAGAATAAAGGGGTCTGCTATTACAGTTTCTAGTGAAAAACTAAAA